CGGGATGGGTGCGGCTGCCCTTGGGGGGACCAGGGTTTGGCTCCACGGCCTGCGCCTTAGCGTCGTGCACTCTGGGCGCGCGGCGCTGAGAGAGCCAGGGGTAGTCGCTGCGCTCCCTGACGCTGGGCAGCCCGCCATTGAGCACGGTGAAACCGGTGCGGGCCAGGAGGGATTTCAGCTTGCCATGTTGAATCTTGCTGAAGTCGCCATCGCGGAGGCGGGAGACCATGAGAGCGTCGGCGGCAGACTTGTCCATGCGTCCGTAGTCGTAGTCGTGCTTGCGACAGACCTCGTCGAACGCGTCCAGAGATGGCACACGCCAGTCCGGCTTGTCCGTAAAGGCACGGGACGAGTAGCCGGGGCCGCAGTAGTTGCCGTGTAAGCGGAAGCGCAGCTTACGCAGCCAGTCGCCCCAGGGGCCAGGGTTTGGTTCCACGCCTTGGCGCGTGAGGTCAATGATGCAGCCGGCTGCGATCACGCTCTGGCTGGGCGGGCCAGCTGGGTCGGCTGGATGGGAGTCAGGATTGGTGTCCATGTGGTGTGCGGAGTGGGCAGCGTAGGCTGCCTCGGCATCGACCTGCTGCACGAATGTGGCCATCTCGCGGTGGTTGCGCGGGTGGTAGCGGTGGGCAAGGGCGAGCCGGAGGGCACGAACAGACAAGCTGCGTTGGCCGCAGGCCAGGAGGGTGTCCAAATATGACAGGAGCCACTTGTAATCAGCGGCGTCAGCCTTGGGTGTGTCGTTGCTGTAGACAGGCGGCGACACGGATTTGTCGGTGGAAGGGAGAGTTGATAGTTGCATGGTGCGGTGGAATCGGGGCAATGAGAGATTGCCTCAGTGCTCGGCATGGTGGGGGCGCAACTCCCCGTTGCTCCAGTGGGAGCGCCGTACCTCAGCGGTTTATGACTTTTCGCTGAAAGCGCCTTGTGCGCACGCGACTTAGCGTGTGCCCGGATGGGCAGTCACGTTCGCGTGCATACCAGCCCCCGCTACCAGGGCGGGTTCACTTAAGTTCTGCTGGCGCACATTAGCGCGTGCAGGACCTTAGTCCTGCACATCCACTGCACTCAGCAGCTCCATCACCGGGCTGTCGACGACAGTGCCCAGAGGGGCACCGCTGAGATCGTCGAAAATGGCGCGCTCCGCGTACTCGAGCGTGACGCCGTACACCTCCTGAAACTGCAGGGCCGCCTCTGGTTCTGACAGTTCATGGGTCTTGCTCGCATTGTACTGGTGCGCATAGCGAGGCGGAACCCAGACCTTCTTGCACTCATGCCCAGCCAAACGGTCTCGCAGGATGCGGTGGACGACACGCAGGACAGGGGTGTAGCTCGCCACCTTGTCCAGGGAGCTGAGTACGCCACAGATGTAGTCGTTGGGGCTGAGGTTCGCGGGCCGGTCAAGCGCGACAAGCAACTTGGGCAGGCAGCGGCCTGGCTTGGGGCCAAGGACATATTCAACACCGTTCTGGCCGCGCACTGGATAAAACCGGGAGCTGAGCAACTCCACCGTGAACCAATTCTCGCGCTGGTTGGGCTTGGCCTTAAAGCCGCGGGCGAGAGAGAACCCGGCGACGTCCATGGTCTTGGCATCATCCTGTCGGTACTCTATGGTGAACAACGGGGGCACGTTCTGCATCAGGGGTCGTTGCTTGGCTAACGCGACGCCCGATTTTTGCTCACGGTGCGTGGTCTGCGCAACCAGAGTGTCGACGGCGGTCTTGCCGTCCTGCGGTCTGCCGACAGGGGGGCATGCGATGCCATAGGGGACGCCGTAGAAGCGCTGGCAAGGCCCCTCGGCACGGAGCTGGTCATCGCCACAGCCCATGAGTAGGAGGCGGGACTCCGTGGCCACTTGTCGCTGGTGCGCCTCAAGAATGCGCACGGGGTCTGTGCGCCGGGCCATGCAGAAGTCGAAGGCGTAGCCCAGCATCGGCAGGGGGGTGTTGAAGGAGGTGGTGGTGGGGTCGCCCGACCGGCGTCCGCCGGGGCTGAACACGTAGGTGACGCTGGCGGTCATGGCATTCACGTTGATCATGCCCCTGTGGAGTTGGGCGACAGTGAGGTCGTAGGGTGCATGCTGTCCAAGCCCCAACCAGCTGATGATGTCGATCATCATCTCATCGTCGGTCGGATCAACGCACATATCCATGCGGCTGATGTCATCGTCGCCCAGTCCGAGGCGGCGAGCGCGTTGGAAGGCGTATCCGATGGCTTCCGCGGGGAGGCCGCAAAGGAACACGATCCACCAATCAGCATTCCACGCAAGTTTGAGCCATGACTGGAAGGCCGCGGCGGCAGGACCGACCTGGAGGCGCCACTCTGGCTGCGCGCCTTGGATGCCGCGGTTGTCCTTAGGGTTGCGACCCTCCACCGTATCACTGAGCGCGACCTCGCGCTTGATAAAGATGCTACGCCGGAAGAGCGACGACAGAGCCTTAGGGTTGTGCTGCAGCAGGGACCGCGCGTACAGCAATGTGGCGCGGTCCTTTTGGGTGGCGATCCACGCGTCTTCCTCTAGCGGTACTAGCTGTGGCCACTTGCCTTTCCACCTGCGAAGGTCGAACAGCACATCGCGATAGTGGTTAACCCAAGCGCGCTTCAGGATGGCGTAATCGGGCGCAATGCCAGGGGCCACGCCCAGGATGCGATTAAGGCAATTGAGCTCGTTGTCGCTGTTGCTGGCGTTCGCGGTGGGGCCACGGTGCCGGTAGGCCCAGCCAAGAACTTCCACGCAAGCCTCCTTGTGTCCCAGCACGGGCCGCTCGGTCTCCTCGACGCGGGCGAATTTGCGGTAGGGTGCAGGCAAATTGTCGACGGTGATGTCGGGCTGGGGCACCAAGCGGGATCCGAGGGGGAGGGTGCTGTAGCCGTACAAGCGCGGCCACATGTGGTGCGGCGGTTCGCTGACCTGGCGCCAATTGAAGCCACGGAGTTTGCCGCCCTTGAGGAGAACGGGGGCGGCCCGCCAGCAGAAATTGATGACCAGGACGAGGAGGACAACCCACGGCCACAACGCAACGCCGGAACCATAGGCCAGTTGCGTGTTGTTGAGGTACGCTCCGTAATTGTACACGGTGTGAACCAGGACGCCAAAAGGCATTGGCAGAGCCATGAAGGCGAGGTGCAGGGGGCCCTTGTACAGGCCGTCGCGCCAGCACTCCCACGCAATAAGGGCTGCGGCGTACGCCCTGGACCGGCGCTTGTCTCGCTCTTCACAGTAGGGTGCAACGAAGAGGGCAAAGTGGTCAGGGCGGAGCAGCTGCGCCAGGACGAAGGTCGCGCCGTAGTTGAGCCTGATGTCAGTCCAGAGGTACGCCAGATACAGCGCTGCTGTGGCGATGAAATAGCAGGAGGGGCCAGGGCCCCAGACGACCAGGGCAGTGGCAGGGGCAAGCGTGAGGGTGGCGATGCGCGCGACCAGATCCCAGGCGAAAGCGGTGCCGTCATAGACGCGCTGTGTTAATGTCGCGACCAGCGTTGGAAGAGAGCTGGGGACCACAAAGAGCACAGCGGCGGCCAGCAAGAGCGCGGACACAACCATAGCCGGATCCACATGGCGGTATGGGTCGCGCAGGAGGGCTGTCTGCTGGTGGGATTTCAGGGCGACGGCGTTCGCGGTAAGCATGTGGGACATGAGCGCGTTCTCATCATCGAGCGTAGCGCAGAATGCCAGGTGCTGACAGGCGAGTAGCGCCTCAGCTTTCTC